AGTCTCCCGAGCCTACGAGCGGTTTTATGCGCGAAACCGGGAATTTGCGTTTCAGTTACACCGAAAGGGGATGGGGGATTTAATGCCAGTTAAGCGAGCCAATTTTATTCATTAACAACATGATCACCGAACCAAAAATCCAATGCGCGCACTCCGAAGTCTGGGAACTTGCGCGATTCAAGCCGCATCCGCGCAACGTAAACACGCATCCTGAGGAGCAGTTGCGCTTGCTTGGCAAGGTTATCGTCGCCAGCGGTTGGCGTTCGCCGATCTGCGTCAGCAAGCGCAGCGGACTGGTGATCAAGGGACACGGGAGGCTTGTCGCGGCGAAGCTGGCGGGGCTGACGGTCGCGCCTGTCGATCTGCAGGACTATGCGGACGAGGCAGCCGAGATGGCAGACCTTATCGCCGACAATCGCCTGTCCGCGTTGGCCGAAATCGACATGACGGCGCTAAAAGACGTGCTCGAAAACATCACCGAGAGCGGCGTTGAGATTGAACTGACGGGCTTTACGACGATGGAATTGGAGCGCGTTATGTCTGTTATGCAGGTCGAAGGCGAAAACAATGTCGATGAGGTTTGGGCAGGTATGCCCGAGTGCGCAAACGAGGACAAGTTGGCGAAGAATCGTCTGCTGATCAACTTCAAGTCCGACGCCGACAAGCTGGAATTTGCGAAGACGCTTGGGCAGGCGCTCACGGAGAAAACCAAAAGCGTGTGGTTCCCGGCGCAGCCCGCCGAAAGCAAAGCGCACATGCGTTACACCGATGCAAAGACACCTGCCGCCGATGAATCCTAGGTTTCCCGTTTACATTATTTCAAAGGGGCGCTGGGAATCTCGACTGACTAGCAAAGCGCTAGAACGGATGAACGTGCCCTATCACATCGTGATAGAGCCACAGGAGCTTGCGCAATACGCCGCCGTGATAGCGCGCGACAAAATCTTGGTGCTTCCATTTTCCAATCTTGGACAGGGTTCGATCCCTGCACGCAATTGGGTTTGGCAGCACGCTGTGTCGATTGGCGCAAAACGGCATTGGATTCTAGACGACAACATTTCATCGTTCGGGCGCTACAATCAAAACTTCAAAATTGAGTCGGGCTCAGGGACGATTTTTTATGCTGCCGAGGATTTGGTTGAGCGATACACAAACGTGGCGATTGCTGGGTTTCAGTATTGGATGTTCATCCCACGAAAGCAAAAAAAGCCGCCGCTGACGATTAACACGCGTATTTATTCCTGCATCCTAATCCTCAATGAAATCGGTTACAGGTGGCGAGGGCGCTACAACGAGGACACGGATTTGTCGATTCGCGCGCTGAAAGACGGATGGTGCACGATTTTATTCAACGCATTTTATTGCGTGAAGATGGCGACGATGACGATGAAGGGCGGCAACACGGAGTCGCTTTACCTTCTTGAAAACAAGAAGGACGGGCGTTTGCTCATGGCTCAATCGCTCCTCAATCAGCACTCAGACATTGTAAAGATTGTGCAGAAGTGGGGTCGCTGGCAGCACTCCGTTGACTACTCTGGGTTTCAGCGCAACAAACTGCGGCTAAAACCGGAGTTTGAAGGAGTGAAATTCGATGCGAATGAATACGGGATGAAGCTGGAAAATACAGGCGAGTAACATGGCCGACACATCGCAGGCACTTCAAACAATCACGGCGGACAAGCTGTGCGCTCTGTCGGGACTTACCGACCGACGCCATCGACAACTTGCGGCAGAGGGTTATTTTCCGCCGCCGATTGAGTCGATGTATCAGTTGGCGCCAACCATCCAAGGACTCTTCCGCTACTACCGCGAGCACAACACGCGCACTAAGGAAAAGCTCGTGAACACAAAGGATGAGAAAACGCAGAAGGAGATTCGGCTCCTCGACATGAAGATTGAGGAGCAGGAGCGGCAGTCGGTGAAGCGCAGCGAGGTAAGCAAGCTGCTGTTGCAAGTGTCATCGAAGCAAAAGGCGGTGCTGTTCGCGGCGCTTGAGCGAGAATACCCCGGCAAGGTTGTCGGACGCACGGCGAGCGAAATCAGCGCGCACGGGCGCGCCCTCGCCGACCGGCTTTGCGAAGTCTTCGCACGGGAGGTCGATCAATGGCAGACCCACGACTAGGCGACTTTGCCGGCTGGCGCAACGGGTGGACAAAGCCCGACCGCCGACCGATCTACACTTGGGCAGCGGACCAGCTAACCTTGCCGGCAAGCTACCGAATCCCCGGCAAGTTTGACGTCACTGTGCGGCGCCCGCTCATGGCCGTTTTCGACGCGATTCAAGACACGATGGTGCGGCGCGTGCATTTTAGGAAGCCGCCTCGCTTTGGCGGGTCGATGATCAACGACATTGCGATTCCGTGGATCATTTGCAACGACCCCGGCCCGCTGATGTGGAATTGGCAGAAGGACGAGGCGGCGGCGGAACACATGAAGGAAAAGGCGTGGCCGTTGTGGAAGTCGTCGCCGCAGTTCCGCGCGATGCTACCGGGCGGGCGGCATGACGTGACGACGACCGAAATTTATTTTGGCCCTTTCTTTCTCAAGGTGCAGGGCGCAAATCCAAACAACTTTCAAGGCAAGGGCATCCGGTGGCAGTTTAACGAGGAGATTTGGCTCCCGGTTTGGCAGACGCTTTACAATCAAGCGGTGAGCCGCACGCGCGATTTTGCAGAAATACAAAGCGAAAAAGTTGTGAACGTGTCGCAGGCAGGCAACGCAAACGACGTTGAAGACCGCAGCTTTCGCGCTGGGCATCAGGCGGCGTGGTGCTATCGCGCGCCGAGCGACGGCAAGCACTACCCGCTACTTATGGGCGGCAAGCGCGCTGACGGCTCGCGCTGGGGCTTGACGTGGGCGGACGACGCGCGCCGACCTGACGGCAGCTATTCCCTAGCGCGGGCGATTGAGACGGCGCGCTATGAGGCAAAAGACACGCGCGACGTGTGGCTTGACTCGCCGGCGACACTTGCGGAATGGAATCGGGATGGCGCGTATGTGGCGCAGCACGAGAAATCGCCGCGCGAGGTGCGCAGCTTTTCGACAAATGCGCTGCTCAACAACACATTCGCCGACCTCATCACGCGTAAAATTGCGGCGATGGAGCAATCGGCCTACGGCGACATGAGCGGGATGAAGGACGTAAAAATGCAGGACGAGTGTTTGCCGTGGGAAGAAACCTACCTCACCGTGACGATCAATGGCACCGCGAGCGGGTACAAAGCAGGCGACTACACAAACGGAGAAAAGCTAGACGGCGAGAAATACCGCACGCTCATGGCAGACAGGCAGCAAGGCGTTGGCGGTGACTCGCCGCATCGTTGGTGCGAGGTGCGAGCGTGGCGCGCGGACGGAAGCTCGCGGCAGCTTTACTACGGGCGCGAAGGCACTAAGGAGGCTATGCGTGACCTGCAACAACGCTACGCGGTTCCTGACCGTTGCGTTTGGCAGGACGCGGCGTTTGAAAAGCACGAGGTTTTCAAGGAGTGCGCCGAGTATGGTTGGATTGCCGTTTTTGGTAGCGATCAAACGCAATGGCTTCACTTGCTTCCGCCGCTGCCGGGTTCGCAAGAGGCGCGCAAAATTCGGCTTCCGTATTCGCCTTGGCAACGCACGACGGCAGCAGGCAAAGCGGTGAACTACCTGCATCTTTCCGAGGATTACATGGCCGACATTCTTGCAAATCTCGCGGCTGGGCGCGGCGTAAAATACGAGCACCCAGACGACACGCCGCCGAGCTACCTTGAGCAAATGCGCGGCGAGCATAAAATCCAAAAGGGCGGGCGCTGGGTCTGGGAAAAGATTCACAGCAGCAAACCGAATCACGCATGGGATTGCGCCAAATACGGCATTGGCTTTGCGCTGCTGATGAAGTTGCTCGCGTTGCCCACAAAGCAGGCGGAAGAGAAGCCGCGCGCAGAAGAATAGCGGTCAACGCATTGACGCGCGGGCAGTGGCATGGCTTTTACAGGCAGATTCTACGCTCTCACGGCGGCGCAGTTGACCACATTGCAGACGGAATACCTTTCTTGCATGAGCGCGATTGCCGTCGCCGGACAGTCCTACACTATTGCAGGACGGCAGTTTAACCGCGCAAACTTGGCGGAAGTTGCGCAGACTTTGGGCGACATTAACGACGCGCTGTCACGCAAAAACGGGACTCGCACGACGCAGACTTTTGCGCGCTTCGGAACCTAAGCCCCCTTGAAAATGACAACTGAATCGGCTCCTGCGGTGACAAAACTCGACTCGGTAATTGGAGGACTATTCCCGAAGTGGGGCGCGTCGCGTTTGCGCGCTCGGCGGGAATTTTCGTATGAGGCAGCGCGCTACACGCGGTTGCGTGCGTCGGCAAAAGTTATCCAAGGACCGGAAGACTACACGGCCTTTCCCGACCGCATCACGCTCATCACTCAGATGCGCGATCTTGAGCAAAACTTTGGACTGTTTCAAAGCATCATTGACAAGGTAAGCCTTTATGCTTTCGGCACGCTCAACTATCAGGCGCACACGGGCGACGAAAAGGTGGATGCGATCTATGAAGCTTACCTTTCCGACTGCTTCGCGCGCTGCGACATTTCGGGGCGTCACAACTTCCGCCAGATGGTCACGATTGCCGACAAGAGCGAAACGCGCGATGGTGATTATGCTCTAAAATGGCATCGCGGAGCGGACGGACTGAAGCTTGTTGGCATCGAAGGCGACCGCATCGGCGGCAACACGTCGGTTGGTTGGTCAGCTGATTATTTCCAAGGAATTACGGTGGACGTTAGCACGGGCAAGCCAGTTTCCTATCGGGTCTTTCAACGCACAAAAGCAAACGCATACATCAACCCAGAGGAAATTCCGGCCTCTGAAATTCTTTTCCTTTTTGACCCGCGCCGGATTGACCAATACCGAGGCATCACGCCGTTTGCGCCCGTCATTAACGAAGCGCGTGACTTAAAAGAGGTTTTGGTAGCGTGTCTCATCGGCACCAAATATGAGAACATGCACGGCGCTGTCGGCTACACCGAGAGCGGCGCACCGCTTAATGACCCTAGCGACCTCATCACCTCCACCGACACGATAAACAACGGTGCGTCGATGAAAGAGCAGGAAATGAAACCGGGCATGATTCAGTGGGCGCCGACCGGGAGCAAAGTGGACTTCGTTAAAAGCGACCGACCGAGCGGCACGTTTCAGACCTACATTGACATGCTTGTGCGGCTGATCTGCACGGCGCGCAATCTGCCGTATGGCTTCGTGTATCAAATGCTCGGCGCAGGCCCTGCCGTGCGCGCAGAGTTGCAGCAAGCGCATCGCGTCATTCAAGGGCGGCAAACCAATATGCGCGAGCGCATCATGGACCCTGTGAAAAATACCTACCTTATGGAAGGCATTGCCAACGGCGAAATTCCTTACATTCCAAACTGGCAACGCGGCGGCTGGCAGTTTCCGCCTTGGGTAACTATCGACAGCGGGCGCGACTCAAACGCGATGGTCAGAGAAATTGCTGCAGGTGTTCGCTCGCGCGCTTCCGTGTTTGCCGAAAACGGCGAGGACGCAAACGACGAAGACATTGTGATTGAGGCTGAAACGCGCAGCCGTTTGCAGAAGGCAAAAGCCATTGCCGAAGAGTTCAAGGTGGATTTTAACATCGTGTTGACAATGTTGGGCAGCAGCACGCCAAACGGATTCCTGTTTACGTCTGGCGCGGCTGCAGGCGTAAATGCTGCGGGCGATGTAACCTCCGCCGACGGCACCGTTGAAGAGTCAAATGCATCCGAAATGAGCGCGCGCGTGCAAGCTGTTCGTCGCGCACTTGGCGCCGAACGTGAGCGCGAGAAAAAACTAGCCGCAATGAGCAAACGACTCCTACGAAACTAAGCGCCAAAACCATGAGCAACATTGAACAATCCATTGCGCGCCTTGAGGAATTTGCCATCGCGTTTGGCAGTGAGTTAGAATCACACGCAGGGCTTTTCCCTGAGCTAAAAAAGGAATTGATCGGCGTCGTTGCCGTGCGCGTTGCAGAGCTTTCGGCGGGCAACCGCGTAGCAAGTCAGTCCGAGATTGTGAAGCAATGCGCCGCAATGCGCGTTGAGCTTGGCGTCCTTGCGGAGCGGCATTTTGCTGCGGTGCTCGCGGAGAGGCAAAAGCTTATTGGCCTTGACGAGCTTCATCACACGCTATCGGCGTTTGCGGCAAAAGCGGCGCGCGATGCCGTAAAGCAATACGCAGACGAATCGGCGGCGGTGCTGCCCGAAATCGTGAAGCGCGAATTGGCGGCGCAGCCTGTAAGCGCGCAGCCGGCGACGCCGAGCTGGGCTGACGTGTTTCGCGGCAACTACAACGCGGAAACGACCTACGCGCGCGGCGACATTTTCACGTTTCGCGGCGCGTGCTTGCTGACGTTGCAAACTTCGCGCGGCATCACGCCAACGTCCGAAAATCAAAAAGCGCCCGACGCTCGCTTTGCTCTCATCGCGGCTCCCGGTTCTCCCGGCATCAATGGCATTAACGGCATTAACGGAAGCGGCGCCGTAGTTGCCGCGCCCGCAACGCCTACTTCAACGGGGGTTCAAGGCTCTTTTGCATTCTCGGGCGGCTATGTGTATTTTTGCTACAACACAAACCTTTGGCGGCGTTGGGCTGCGGTAACGTGGTAAGGATTTAATTACCCATGAAAAAACTTGTTCTTATTTTTGCGCTGATCGTTGGCGCTTCCTCAATTCTTGCGGCAGATGCGGAAAACGACGTTCTGCTCAACCAGCGCAACGGCGCAAACGACGACAACCTGCAGCGCAACGTCACGGCAACGGCCAATTCCGTTTTCGTGTTCAATGGCTCGCTCGTGCCGGTTTCGACTGACGCGTTAACGCTCGCGAGCGTGACGGCAAACGCAAGCGGCGGATTGCTGCTCAAGAATCTTGCCGGCACGACCGTCATGACGGTTGGGCCCGGCAGCGGAACAGGCGTCGCGTTTAACAGCAGCGGACTCACGGGCGTCAACTCCGTCACGGCAGCATCCTCCACCGCACTCACCCTCGCCGGCGGCAGCACGGGCGCGAGTCTGGTGCTGGGGAGCGGCAATAACCTATCGTCAATCACGACGCCATCTAGCAAATCAGCCACGCTCTCGTTTGGCGGTGGCGGATCAACGGTAAAAGCATACGTCGGCACTTTTTCAAACAGCGGGTATTTCACAAGTAACTGGTATTATGACGGCGGACAAGTAATCCCGCTCTCAACCTACTCCACGTCTGGAATTTCGATCCTGTCCTCTCTGTCGGCAAACGGCAGCTTAATTGATTTTCTAATCGGGACAGTGAACACGGCGCCAACTCCGGTCGCTCGCATCACCGGCAACGGCAACCTCCTAATCGGCACGACGACGGACATTTCCGGCACGGGCGGGCTGCGGACGGCAGGCGTCGTCTCCGCTGCTGGGGGAGTCACCGCAGCCACGCAGATTCAAGCCACGGCAGGCGCGGCGCTCAACCTGCAAAACTCCGCATCGGACGCACAAGCGAACATCCTCAACATCGGCGGCTCCGGTGCATCCATCATCGACTTCCGCACTGCATCCACGTCGCGGCTGACGATTGGCGCAGCTGGTCCGGTAGGTATCACCTCCACCGCCACCGCCACCGCATCCAGCGCAGGCGGCGGCGCACTCCAAGTCGGCTCCAACGTCGGACTGAGCGGCAACGCGGGCGGGGCGAGTTATTTTGGGGGCAACACTACCACCGGACTCGGCTCCGCATCGACGCAGATCAATCTGAACGGAAGCGGCAGCGGAACCAACGGCGGAGCGTCGTTCAATCTATCGAATAACAGCGGGGGCATTTTGTCGCTCGGTAATACATCGAACATCATTGGCGGAGCATACAGCGCGGTCCCGATGATGTATTTTATCGGATCAAGTTTTAGGCTTCATTCTGGACTTGGAGCGGCGGATGTGATGACCGCTTCTTCTGGCGGAGTTATCAACATCCCGAACACCACCTCCGCCTCCTCCAGCACCGTCGGCGCACTCACCATCGGGAACGGCACGGCGGCGACCAACGTGGCGATTGGCGGGGGGAATGTTAATGCGGGCGGGATTATCAGCGCCACAACGGGAGGATTCAAAGGAGCCAACTACCTCAATTCAACCGGACTGACCGGCAACATAATCACGGGCGACACCAATCAGGATTTCTACATTAACGGTTCAATAAAGATGTCGTTAAGTGCTGCGACAACCTCATTGAGCTCCACCACCCCCTCCACCGGAGTCGGCTTCGGTGCCCTGCAAGTGGCGGGCGGCATCTATGCAGGAGCGGCGAGCGTGTTTGGTGGCGACGTGCGAATTGGCGGCCCTGTAACGTCAAGCTATGCTGGTTATCAAACTTTGACCATTGGGCACGCAACAAACGGCGGCGTGCTTGATTTCACAAAAGGCGGCTTTGTCTTTGGAGAAATCGCTGGAACCGCGGCGGGATTGACCCTTACTGCCCCACAGGTATCGACAGACATCCTGCTCAACTCGGCACGCAACATCGTCTTTTCGCCTGCGTTATCAACGGCGCTTACGCTAACCGGCTCTACGCTCGCCGCCACCTTCGCGGGCGCGGTGACGGGCAGCACGACTATCTCCGCAACTACTCAATTCCAGTCCGACACCTACCGGCAACTGAGCGGCAATCGTTCGCTTCTATCATTCACGGGCGTCCAAACTACGGTTGGTTCGGGCGCAACTGGCGACACGACTCGCATCATGGCCAATGGGGTGCAGGCACTCGGATTTGATACCGCACTTGTTGCCACCTTTGCGGGCGCGGTGAGCTTGTCCACCGCTGGCACGACCGTCTCCATCAAATCCGGCACCAACGCCGCAGCGGGCACGGTTACGCTGACCGGCGGCGCCGGGACGATCACGAGCACGGCAATCGACGTGAACACGGTCATCGTCATGTCGGTCAAAACCTCGGGCGGAACCATTGGCGACCACACGCCGAGTGTGAAGGTGAACGCCGGCAATGCGGTGATCACCGGCTCTTCCTCGGACACGTCGACCTACAACTGGATTGCCTTGAAGGTGAACTAATTTCCCAACCATGAAAAAACTCGCACTCCTCAGTCTCGCGGTCGCGCTTTGCGCATCCGCTGTTTCCGCCGCCGATGCTCCCAGCCCAGCCGTCCTCGCGCAGTCCACCAAGAACGGCGTCACCACGGTCATCACGACCGGGCGCGTGCAGGCCGAAGCGTCCATCAACGCGGACGGCTCGGTCACGTTTCAAATCTACCCGACGGTCACGCTGCTTGACAGCGCCGGTCAGGTGATCTCCACGCGCCTTGACACCTCCGCCATGTTCAACGTGCCCCTGAGCGCCGACCTCGTGGCCAAAGTCTTGGTTGAGGTCAAGGCCGCCTATGACGCGGACGTGGCTGCGAAAGCTGCTGCCGCTGCCGCGCCGACCCCATAACCGACCGCCATGCTCCTCACCCGCTCCCAACTCGTCGGCGCTTTCTCGGCTGGGAGCGTGCCGCCGTGGGCGTTATCGCTCAACGGTGACGTGTTCGCTACCGTGAGCCGCGAGTGGGTGAGCGCGACGTGGGAAGCTGGCGTGCGTGCGCTGCGCCTCAACGCCCCGGCCCTTGTCGCCTCTCGGCCCATTGGCGCAAGCGGAGAGACGCAACTCGTCCCCCGCTACGTGCTCCGAGGATTCAACTGCCGCGCCCACGCCCTGTTCGTTTACACGCACGGGCTGACCGGGTTTGCCTGTAAAGCCGCCGACTCGCCCGGGCAGCTCGATCACGACGCCCTCGCATTTGGGTTCCTCCACTACACCGCCCGCCCGTCCACCGACAACCTCCGCCGTGATGGTCGACACTGCATCCTGTGGTTCGTGGATCACGAGGGAGTCTTCCAGTCCTACGAACCCGGCGACGGCGAGGAAAACGAACTGACGCCCGAGGAGTTGGCGTCGATCACTTTTGTTTACGCGCAATGATGACGCTGCGCACAATCGTTGCTGCGTGTCTGCTGTTTGCTTTTGCAGGCTGCGTGACAACGCCGACACCCGCCGACCCTTACGTTTACAGTCCAGCCAACCGCATCACCTACCCTCAACCAAAATGACTATCACGCCTCCCTCAACGGACAAACTTGTGCTGTGGTGCACGGAAGCTGCAACGGTATTTCTCAACGGTTGCATTGCCGGCGTTGGAGGCGGCACGGCGGCAGGCGCAGGCACCGGAGCCATTGCCGCTACCGCATCGGGCGCTATTACTCCCGGCTCACTTTCAACGGCAATCATTGCCGCTGCGTGCTCTGCGGGCGGGAATGGGTTAAAACGACTTGTTGTTTGGCACGATTCTCACCCGATTCCCAATCCGTTTGTCGCCGAGCAAAAATCTTCCGCCACATGAAAACTCGCATCCTCGCCATTGCTCTGCTCGCTAGTCTTTGCGGTTGTCATAACTTCCCTCGCGACTCCTACGGACAAGACGTGAAATCGACCGTAAACACGCCTTGGGGACCATCCACTCTTGAGGTAGGCATCATTGCAACGGGCAGCGCAGCGCGAAACATTTCACTGCCAGAAACCACCGTCATCCCACCTCCGAAAAAAAAATGACCGTTGTGACGCAATTTATCGCCCAAATCATAAACGAGAACGCAAACGCGCTGCTGACCTATGGTCCGCTTGGAATCGTGTGCGGTTGGCTCATGTGGAAAATTGAACGAATGGAAAACAAACTCTGCGAAGGGCTAAGTTCCAAACTAGGCGATTTGTCGCAGCGCATTGAAGGACTTACGCGAACGATGCTTGTGGATATGGCAGAGCGCGAGTCTGCTGGCGAACGCACAAAAGAATATGCGCGCGAAACAATTGCCCAAATTGATGCTCGCTCTAAAGCAGATTTGGAGCGTTTGACAAAACGCTAGGCGACGCGGCGTTGCGCTCGGCGTTAGTGCGCGCCTGATGACACGGTTTACACATCACGCGCCACGCCTTAGGGTCTTCTGCTAGCAAGCGCGCGACAAACGGCCCAAGGTCTTCATGCGCGCCAAGCTTGCCGCAGCTTTCGACGTGATCAACATCCACCTCGTCACGCTTAAACGCGCCGGCACACGCGCAGCAACGCCACGCAAACCGCTGATTGCCGGCACCGTTGAACGGGATTTTGGCGGCGGCAAGCGCAAGGGAACGCGGCTTCCATCGGCGCAACGAGAACTGCCGAAGCATTGACCGAAGCGCGCCCCAATAGGCGCCCTCGGTCATCGTCCCGGCATTGCGCGTCCGTGGAAGCAGGACGCGCTTGCTTGGCTTGCGCTCAGGGCGCCGTTCCTGCGGCTTTACAGACGTTTTATTGCGCGGCGCGGGTGAAGAGTCGCATCGGCTAATTGCGTCGCTGCAATTAAGGCGAATCGTCATTTCGGATGCGTTCGGAAACCGCGTTGTAAATTCGTCGCGCGTCACGTTTTGTCCTCCGTCGCGGCGTGCGCGTTTTTGGCGAGCGTAAACATGACGTTGCCGCAAGCGTGCATGTTCGTGTCGTTGTTTGCCCACCACTGTTCTTCGATGCTCGCCAGCGCGGCGCGAGCGGTGCGCAGTTTTGCGCGTTCGCGCGAAAGCTCGCGCTCCAGCGTGTCGCAAAGCTCCGTTACCTTTTGTAGCGCCTCCACAGTTGATGCGGACGATTCAAAACAAACCTGCGTTCGCGGCGTCGGGATTTGTATTGGCTCGCTCATGTCGTTTTCCCTCCCGTGTTTCGCGCTTTCGGTACGGTCAAACCTTCGCTGCGGATCAGCTTATTCACGGCGCTTTGTTTTACGCCTGTCTCTTGGCAAATTTCTATCTCGGTCATGTGACCGGCTCGCGCAAGCGCAAGAACGTGCGTGCGTTGTTCTGGCGTTGTGCGAACCCACGGCGCGCGATTGTCCCATTGTTTGGCGCCTTCGCTGCGGCAGCGAACAGCGTATTCGCGCGAAAGAGCACCGCCGCCCGCTTTCATTAATTTTGGCGCGCAACGCGCAACCATGTCCAGCATTCGTGACGCAGCCGATTCCTCGTTGTAAATGTTTGCGATCATGCGGCACGCTCCTTGCGGCGATGACCGCGAATGACTTGATTGACGAAAGCGGTGGAAAGTTTGAGTTCGTAGGCGATGACTTTTTGCTCGCCCCAAACAAGACCTTCGGCGGCGCGGCGGCGGATTTCATTGATTGTACTGTCGGGCACCTTGCGAGGCGCACCGACTGAGCGTGAAATTGCTGGCGTGGAATTTTGCATGGCTGAGTTGGTTTTCTGACGTTTAGTTGCTAACGGAAAGTGACAGAGACGTAGGAGCCCTTAACGCTGATTTCGTAAAGGTGCGCTGATTGATACAAGCAAACACAATGCAAGTTTGCGCGTTGCAGCATTTTAATTGAACCGTCGCGCGCGTCGGTGCTGACGTAGGCGTAATCGAAGGCGCGGAGCGAATCATAAACAATTTTTTGAATGATGGTCATTTGGCATTTTCGTCCCACGGGCAATCGTCGGAAGCTTCGACCCTATGACGAAAAACCTGAGCAACAACCTCGTTGCCGCCAACCGCCGACACGATTAACACCGCAGGAATAACAGGGACAGGAGCCGGCCACAGACGGACGCGAAATGCCGTGCGCTCGGCGTCCGACCATCGCGCCGTGTAAACCGTAAACATACTTTCGGCGTGCGCGTCCCATTTTTTTTCAAAAGCGCCGCGTTCCTTTTCCGGCGTAACGTAGAAAACTGCGCCTCGAAAGTCTTCGGCGTGCGAGCATCCAACAAACGTAAAGCAAACCACGTTGCGGGCGCGCGAGACGTTAGAGCAAAAATGCCAAGTGGGCGGATGATTGCAGCGCGGACACGCTTTCATGACGCGCCTCCATTCGTATTCAAAAAGTTTAGTTCGTTTCGTTTGTTCAATGCCGCTGTTGCTGCTTCTTGTCTGTCCGAAAAAAGGCCAAGATAAATGAAGCGCCCTTTGTGATTAACACCCGCCTGCCATTTGTTGCATTTCTTGAACCATGTTGTTCCTCGCATTGCACCGTGCTTTGTCGTCCTGTTTTGTGCGTTGCCAAAACAGTCCGTGATTCGCAAGTTTTGTCGCGAGCAGTTGTCAATGTCGCGATTGATGTGATCAACAATGTCTGCCGATGTTAGCTGTCGGCCCGCTACTCTTTCGGCAACTAGCCGATGCGCGTAAATTACACCTAGGTTATGTTTTTTGTTTTCGCGTTCGCATCGCGTTGTTCTTTTCGCATATCCATTCCTGTCTCGTCTCCAAAGCATAGCGGACAAGTCGTTATCTTCGGATGAAAAAACGGGGTAAACGGAATGTTTTGTCCGTCGCACTATTGTTTGCGTGCTCATGTTTTAGTGTCCTCCGTTGCGGCGAGTTCGGCGCGGAGTTGGTCGCGTTCCTTAGCGAGCGACTCGTTGCTTGCAGAGAGGTTGCCGTATTCTCGGAGCATGGCGGTTTGCACCGCAGCCGCCTCGCTGTCGGCGATGAGTTCAGCGGCAGCGACGTTTCCGCTACGCGCAAGCGCCTCTGCTATTTGCAGCGCCAGATCAATGTGCGCCTCGGTTATGGGCGTGCTCATTTGCGGCCTCCTTTGCGCGGCTTCGGCAGCACGCCGATGGCGACGAGCGCGGACACCATCGCGTCCCCGAGGGCGGTAGGTTCGTGGACCGGGATGACGGCGACGGGGATGATTGGGCCAGCGAGGAAGCCCCTGAAATACTTCGCGGTGCTCCGTTTTCCGTAGATTCCGATCGCTCCGTCTGGATCGTAAATCGCCCACATCCGGCGGGCGCGGGGTTTGGTTTTCATGCGGCACCTCCTAAGCGGCGAACAATAATATGCTGATGTTCTTCATCGGTAATAAAGACTTTACGAATGCCCATTCCGCCGAGCATTTTAGAAGCCGTGCCGTGATGCATTCCGGCGTCGAGTGCAAACGCCTTCGGTTCGCCTCCGGCTAAAACGTGTGCGCGTAATCGTTTTTTGAATTCGTTTTTTGGTTTGGTTTTCATTGGTTGTTTTCTCTGACAATTTCCTGTCGAACCGTGAGCGGTAATTCCGCCCACGCTTTGGTTGAGTAATCGAGGACGCTCATCGCGTCCCATCCTTTTGCTTTGCCGAGCGCGCGTAGCACGTCCTGCCAGCCGCGCGGCTCTTTGTATGGGTCAAACTTTGCTTTTTCGGCAGCGGTCGGCGGCGTGCCAAACTCCGCCCAATGCGACGCAATGCTTGTCGGCGTTACGGGCGCACCCGAGAACTTTGCCGCAAGGCGCTTGGCGACGTGCGCAACGTGCGTTGCGGTCGCTTGTGGCGAGACTCGCAAAATGTCCGCTCGCGCCTTCGCCACTCGCCCAGCGGCGCCTCGCGTAAGAATGGCGAGGTCATATCCGCTGGCGATGCAGAGCGCATCAAACACTTCGTCGCGTCCTTCAACTAGTACACGCGGCACTTTGCAAACCTCGGGAAACTCCGCGCCTAGTTGCTTACGGATGCACTCGGCTGCGTCGCAGATTGTAAACACACCGCCCGGTCGGACCTTTGGGAAATCGGCGCGTGCCTGCACGAGCGCGCGAGCAATGCGCATTGCGGCATCGTCCTTATTTCTTGTTGTGGAATTGTTGGCAGTTGGAGCCATGTGAAATTGTTGGGCGCATAAAGCGGCGCCCGCGCTTTGTTGTTGAACTTACTACGCACCGGCAGCGGCAAACTTGAGCGCCCCGGTGTTGTTGTCTTCGTCGTCCTCGCCTTTGCCATCCTCGCCCTCGGGCAATTCAATCTGACCTTGGGCGCGGTCGCCCTTTACGTAGGCTTTTGCCTCGGCGATGCACTCGGCTACAAGCGCGGCGGCTTCCACACCTAGCGGTGGCGAATAACTGCCTTCCTCGGTCGGTTGTTCAAGGAAACGCTCAGGCGTAATAAATCCGAATTCCTTAGACGAGTCATCCAAATCCTTTTTTGCACGGATGACGATGGTGCTTGCGCCGCCTTTGCTGCCTAGGTCAAAACCGGCGACACGTAGCCCAGCGGTGTAGGATTGCGGGAAATGACAAATAGAGGAAACAATCGACCCAAGCGCGTCGATTGCTACACCGAAGGACGGCAAAGGATTGTCGCGCTCGTCTAACTTAAAATCGCCGTTTCCTTGCCGCCAGTGAATCACAATGCTGTGTCGCGTGCGTTTCACGCTGACAATTTCAATTTCCTTTGGCTTTTCGCCGGTGACTGCTGTGCTATCTTTTTTCTTGGCCATGTTTAGTTTTCCTTTTTGCTGGGTTGATGTGCTGACAAAATTGTTACGAGGGAATTGGACCGCCTGCTTCCCATGCTGCAATTTTTGCTTCGTAGGCTTCGCGCCTTGGGTCTTCGTGCGCAGATTTCATTGCTGTGATGCGCGTGAGCGATGCGTCGAATCCGCACCGAAAGATTTCAAGAGCCGTTCCGATTGCCGCCTGCAATTTTGCGTCAGGCTCAACGTGAACCACGAGCGCCGGGAACTGCCGCGAATAGGAAAGAAATTTCCACCATGCGCGCCCGCTGACGTAGAGCGAAAACTGGACTTGCAGCACGTAGTCTTCCGGCACGACGCCATTCAGCAGGTATTCAATGTGTTTTGCCGGCTGCGGCGATTTTATCTCAATGCCGCCGTCCTCGCCAATTAGTCCGTCTGGCGAAAAACCGATGCGCCCGTCGTCGCTTTGGCAAAATCCGACCTCGCGCACAGTGACGTTGTTCTCAAAAGCAAACCACGCGCGCGCCTCGCTTTCGACAATGATGCCTTGTTCCATGCCAAAACTCGTGAAGTCGGAACCCGGCACGCCAAGGATTTTTTCGGCAAGCTTTTTGTAAAGGTAAGTACGTGGCCCGTCGCCCGTGCGCACTTTGCCGAGCGGCGAGACAAGCGCGCCGATTTCGGATGCCGTGACTTTGCCGAGACGTGCGGCAAGCCATTCGGGCGTACCTTGTTTGCAGTCGATGATTTTCATAGAGCACTCGCCTTTCTGCGGAGTGCCGCAACAAGGCGCTCGTAGCGCGACGTTGGGATCTCCTCAAACTTCGCCGCGCCCGCGAATGCGAGGAACGCCACCACGTCGGACTTCGTTTGCGCGACAAGCTCGCGGAGGAAGCAGACTTGCTCGACCGAGATGAACGCGCCCTCAAGCGATGCGTCCTCGTCCTCGCTTTGCAGCGCGTCTTGCCGGACGACGATGTTTAGGCAGTTCAAGAGCGCGTTCCGCTTCGCCGTCGTCGCCGCCTTGCAATCAGCCTGAGTGTCGGAATCCGCTTTGCCGGTGCGCACCGCGAACGAGTTGGCGCGCGAGTGTCCTCCGACGTGAGCGAGCGTGCAGGTTTCGAGGATTCGCCCGTCGCGGAAATCCATTGAAAACGAAATGGTAAATCCGTTGCGCACAAGCACCGGCGAGATTTGGTGCATCACGTCTTCAAAGCGCGCATATTTGCCGCGATTGGCAATGACGGTCTCCGCGACGATCACGGGAAGCTCGCCTTGCAGCTTAACAAAAGCTTCCGCAAATTGCTTCTCGGCGTTGCGTTGCTCCATGCGCTCGTAAAGCTCAACAAGCTTTTCGAGTGCGCCGACGTTTTCGGCAGTCACGCCTTTGTCGATCACGGCGGAGAGCATTGCGCCGACGCTCGGCGCTTGCGGCGACATTGCGGGTTGCGTGGCAAGCGGCATTTGCGCCGCGTGAACTAGCTGGGTTTCGTTGTGTGTATTCATGGGTTGGATGAGAATTGACTGATAAAGGAAAATTAGGATGCTGTTGTCTTGGCAGTTGGTGCGGGCGCTGCGGGAGTGGAATCCCCGGCGCCCGCTTTTTTATGGATGGAACGTGGGTAGCCTTTGGACTTTGCAAAACCAACAAGGTCATCGAGCACGCCGCCGAGATTGCGCCCAGTGACGATCTGCCAAATGCCGAGGTGGAATTTTGTGTCCACATCCACGGTTGTTGAAGAGAGCAGCACCCGCACTTCGCTGCCGATGCGCTTGCGATGACCGCGCGGCGCAAGAGCCGGGAACGCGGAGGATGTGTCGGATTGTTTTTTCATTAAAGACCTTTTGTGCGAAGCTCGTGGTTGAGTCGCGATCCCATCACGGGTGCGGTGTTAGCAAGAAGTCCGGCAAGCAAATTTCCTGCGGCGTCGTGCGGAGGAACCGCAAACGGTAGGCTAGGCAATCCGCGCACCGTGGCGAGGCTCACCGTTTCTACCGCGTCAGGGTCGCGCAGTGGCGCGCCGCTTTCGGCGGCTACGTCCTCGCCCGCCCAAACGATGGCGGTGATTTTAATTTCAACTCGGATGTTTTTCATGGGGAAAATTACTTGGAAAATG